CATGGCCTGATTGCTTAGGCATCCGTAATCGTCCGAGATTTGTTGAAACGTAAAGTTATCCGGATTATCACCTGTCAAATAGAAGAAGCTGCGTAATTTAGAGACGATCATTCCATTGTTGAACAGCTTAAATCCTGTTACACGGTCGCCGTCATTCGTTTTAAATTCTGTATAGAACGTAGGTTGAATGGCTTCCGGTTCTCCTATTTCTGACCAGTAAGCACGTGATGGAAATAAACTAAATCCTCCCAGAAAGAGTTGGTTGTTGAATAGTGCTTGATAGCGTGGTGCCATCGTCATCCAAATGTGAGGTATTGAAAGAGTGGATGCTGGAATATTAGGAGATTCCAAAACATTTGTTACCGAAGAATCAGCTTGAAAACGAGCGTAGATATTAACCCCCCCTGCTAATGACCTCCAACAAAGAATTCTAGATATTCCATATCCAGAATAGGGCTGAGTCATGCCTTGAAAAATAATAGAATTACAGGACACTCCATCTATTGTAATCGTTGCGGCTGTACTCAATGGGCCAGCGTATCCTCTGTCGTTTAAATATCCGTAAGCGCAAAGAAATGTACTGGTAATGCCAGACGTTAAAGACCCTCCAGGAAACCAAGTCACTCCAAACATTCCAGAATCCCCAGGAGGGAGTGAGAATTTTGAAGTAGTCGTACTATTAAATTTTAAATAATCATTTCCATTTGCACAAAACAATGAATCCACAAAGGTGACGAAATTAAAGATTCCCCCATTTAAAAGCCCGGATGCCACAATGCTAGAACCCGCTTGAGGCACTGCTGAATACAATCGCGTATTGGCTGCGAAAATGATTGAGCTTGATCCATCTTGCCTAGCGTATTCAGTGCCTCCTAAAACGTTCCCAGATACCGTGGTGCCAATGTAAAGAGTGCTTCCAGGTCTTTTAGTCAATGATCCAGGCGCAATAAAGTTCACATTGAGTAGGTCTCTAAATTCAGTAGGCCCATTGGCATAAGTAGACGCTTTCGAATTGATTCCCCCGAATAGATAAAAATTCTCAGCTTTGAATTTTCCGTACAAATCCATTTAGATCACCAATATCCATATCCAGCGCCCGCATCCATTCCTGTATAGACGACACTTCTAGGTGCGTCTTCATTGCGTTCCTGCGTCTCCTGTTTTAGTAAATTTTCGTAATAGGTGCGTTTGGCTAACATCGGCTCAGGATTGCGACCATCCTTCATGAGGCCATCAATGGTGGCTAGCACCGCTAAGAATTCGTGATACGAATCCGGTGCATCGGGCTCATCCGTATCCGCTACCATGTTCGTGACTTCATATGAGTAATAGATCCTGAGTTTCAATGCGGTGTCTGGCGCTGGCAAGATCCGGATACGTGAGCGTTTGAAGAAGTAATACGCGGGTGTTCCTGTCTGGTTGGGCACGATATCCTGCTGATTGATCGTAATGGGACAGAGTTGACTCAAGTTTTCATTCGGGGGGGTTCCCGTGATGACGATTTCAGCGCGATGCAAATGAACAAAATCCAGTGGCAAGACGTAATCATACTGGTTCACGACCAGCGTAGTTTCGACCGGAATGACGTAAAAGTTCTGATGCGCTTGTAGTAGAATCTTCTGCAACTCTTTCTGTCCATTATTGAGCCACACGCCAACTTGTGTAGGTGTGAAATATCCGAAATTCAGGTCATCTAGCCAGTAGGCACATAGATTTTTTAGCTGCCCAAAATTCATACTCCCCCCCCATCAATTGTCGGCGCAATTCTCCACGGTTGATGCCTGATTTGAAGACGTCCACACTGTCGTAATAGGAGAATCAGAAGGGATCCAAATGCCGTCACAAGGCCATAAAAAGCCCAACGTATTTAGACCCACTCCCGAAACCGTATTGTTGCCAATGAGTCCTCGAGTTTCCAAAGCCGTGCCTAAAACGACAACGTCAACCGAGGTAATGGCCATCTACGCTATCCCCTCCATGGGAACTATGGTTTGAGGACACAATTCGGGAAGCTCTTTCAGCCACGTCTTTGCAACGGATTCCCAACTGATACTGTCAGGATCAAAGGATGCAAACCCTTCCGCTTCCCATTTTCTAAACTTCAAAGCATCTAACGTGGCTTTCGTGTACGCTGCGAACTCCTCCGGAGTCACGCAGTCGTGGTTCAGCAACGTGACTAGGCCGTTGTCTTCAGCCCATTTCAATGTGTCCTTCAGCCCCCCCAAACGGCGAGTCACTGGATAGACGCCGGACGCAATCATCTCCATAGCCGTGATGCATGACGTTTCAATGAAATCGCAAGGGTGTAGCCAAATGACAGACTCCTTCAAATGGTTGGCTAATTCAGTCTGCTCAGTCTTGCCGTGGTATTTCACCCAAGGCCGCGACTGAAACATCGCAATTAATTTGTCATGTAATGCTTTGTGACCCCATTGAGGTAAATGCTCAATGCCGTAGAACACGTGGAGCTCTACGTTCGGGAACTCTTTAATCACCTCATCCATGATCAACATAGCGCGATCAAGACCGCGATCAGGACTTGAGGGGAAAACGATCTTGTTCGCATTTTTAATAGGCTTTTCCCCTTTGAACCGCTCCGGCCTAATTCCGTTTCGGGACACATAAATCTTATCATAGGGAACGAGCTGCATGTTGTGCATGAAATCGGAATGAAAAGGAGTCAAGGCTATGGCTTTGATATAGTTTTGAACCTGATCTAAGCCAGGAGTGAGCAAATCATGGCACCAAATAAAGGTAGGTGCATCCGTCAAATGAATGGTGTGGCGCCATGCGATATGCAAATAGGGCTTGTGAACGGCCATGTATTCATTCACGCCATTGATGGGCCGATACTCTACACCGTTGCATTGTTTTACATCGGGTCTCGCATTGAACACTTTAACTGGACGGCCCGATAGTTTAGCTATCCACTCAGCCATTTCAATGCACGCCGTCTCACTCCCCCCCATTGCTTTGGCTCGGTATTCGTCTCCGTCCCACAGATAGGGAGACGTTGGCGTTCCTGTAAACACGATATCATCACACGGTTTCGCATCGTGGACGGCGCCAATGATTTTAGAGATTCGGTCGATTTCGTCTAAAATGCCCTTCGTCTCAGGATGCCGATACATCTCATAACATTCCAAAGCTACCGATTTGGCTTTGTCTAAACTCCCCAAATTAGCGTAAATCTTTGCCAGCTGATTGCGAGGATAGGTCGTGTACGCCTCAGACTGATAATAAATAGGGCTAATGACGTGGTTTCCTTGAGGCAATACGCAATTGAATGCCCCTTGGAAAAATGGAATCGCATTCATGAATTGATTTAATTTGAGATACGAATCTCCAATGCACATGAAGAACTCAGCACGTTGTGGTGCCAATTGCAGTCCGGTCAAACAAATGGAGATGGCCTTCTCAAATTCATTAAAATGCATGTAGCCCATGCCTAAATACTGCATGGCTAAAATACGGTCATGCAATTCCATCTCTTCCCCTGAAGCGAGAACGTCTTCTAGTTTTCGAATGGAGTCGAAATGCTTTCCGGCTTCAAATAGTTCTTTTCCGAAGTAAAATGACATTCTGGCATCAATTTTTTCCTTACTCTGTTTTCTCTGAAATATGGACAGATTACGAGACCGATCTTTAGTTAGATCTAATTCCGTTCTCTTATGTCTGACTCTCCATGACGGAATGAATTGCGTTTTTGTGTTTTCAGGAGGAATGATTCCCTCGTGGATGAAATATTTCCATTTCATGTCTTTACTTCGTTTAACTACACGCTCGCGAACGAACGTGCACGCGGGTGTCATGTCAGGATAGGAAGCGTAAATGTAATTAGCTAACCATAAGTCAGCCAAGTGCATGATATCGTCACGCCATTTAATGAAATCCTCACGTCCCTCTAGAACATCGTCTCCGTCTAACCAGACGATGTAATCCGTCTTCATAGGCTGAAAGCTTGCGTCGCGTGCTTTTGAGAAATCGTCACACCACGTGAAATCATAAACTTCCGCACCAAATGCCAATGCAATCTCTTTTGTCTTGTCGGTTGATCCAGTATCTGTAATACAGATTTGATCAAAACAACCTTCAATACTTTTAAAAAGTTGTGGAAGGTTATCTGCTTCGTTTTTCAGAATCATTGCGAGGCCGATACTTGGCCTGTACATATTCTTATCCATGAACAAATTCATCTCCGTTTTTAAGTTTTCCCGGATGACGTAGTCGTATTCGTCAAAGTCTTAGTTCTCAGTAATGTTGAAGAACCCCTATTAGAAATAGCCCACACCCCAGTTGATTTCGTAAATGTAGCATCGCCTTCTAAATTTTCTAATACTCTTTTTGCCAATCCGTAAAGAGTTGACGGATCGATACTGGTGGATCCAAACGAATCCGTATTAAATCCTAATTGCTGATCAACAGCTTGTATTGGGTCTAAAGTCCCCGATAGATAACGATAGAAAGAAGACGCAATAGAAGACCCAGCGTCCGCTACAAATACGATGGACTGCGTCGCAAAATAGCTGAACTGATACAATCCTGTCCCAGCGGGCAGCTCTGTAATCCCGGGAGCAGTCAACGCGGTGAGTCCTTGCGCACTGAAAACGGTGAGAGTTGGAAATAGCCCTGTGTATACGTTAGGATTCCCAAAACCGAATTTAAGGTAGTAAATTTTATTGGCCATTTTTAATAATATTCCTCTACTAATATCTGACCGGAACCACCGTTTGTACCCCGTTCACCTGCACCTCTAAAACCACCATCACCTCCAACTCCAATAGAGAACGGGTAACTCGTGGGAGAACTAATCAGTACTTTAGCAAATCCACCAGCTCCCCCCCCCCCCCCGCTATTGCCTCCAAATCCATCTACAGCCCCCCCACCCCCTGCTCCAGAATTATCAACAGCATCATTAGCTCCTAGCGGATTATCTCTAATTTTTCCGTGAGCAGCGCCTCCAAAAATGGAATAACCGCCATCGCCTCCAATCATACTGCCCCCATAGGCACCCGATATGCCGTCGCCACCGGTCAAAAGTAAAATAGGCGACACTGAACTGAGATTAGTGATGACTGTACAACCCCCGCCTAATCCTCCTAAGGGAGTTCCACTCGACCCTAGATCACTTCCCCCCAATCCAGGATTTCCCCCAAAGGCGATAATGAATGTCGTTCCAAATGTGCTGAGCCCACCAGTAGAACCATTCCTCCCATAATCATCGGGCCCAAAAGGAGTCCCAAGACCCCCACCTCCTCCGCCTGCTTGAACGTGAGCAATAATGAATACGCAGGAATTAGGGGGGGTGTAAGTCGAAGCGCCTGATAAAAGACGTGTAAACGTAGGGGGTTGAGAACCAGAACTAGCCGAGGATTCATTGGAGAACATGGTGATTGAGTTTTGAAACATGTTAGTAGTATTCCTCTACTAATATTTGACCTGAACCCCCATTAGAAGCGAAAACGTCGGGGCCTGAGACATATCCACCTGATCCACCCACGGCCACAGAGAATGGATAGCTTGTTGGGAAATTGATTAAAACTTTCCCGTATCCCCCAGCACCCCCACCTCCACCACTATTGCCACCTAAACCATTCACAGCGCCCCCACCTCCTGCCCCAGAATTAGGAATGGCATTATGAAATCCTGAAGGAGTGTTTCGTCCTGATCCATGAGCAGCACCCGCGAAAACGGAATAACCGCCGCCGCCTCCGATCATGCTACCTCCAAATGCGCCTGATATGCCGTCTCCACCAAATAAGGTCAAAACAGTGGACACAGTATTCAGGTTTGTAATGACTGTACAACCCGCACCTAATCCCCCTAATGGAGTGCCAGTCAATCCTAGATCACTGCCTCCCAATCCAGGATTTCCCCCAAAGGCGATAATGAATGTCGTTCCAAATGTGCTGGCTGCTCCAATGCCTCCATTAGTTCCAACACCATTGACACCAAAAGGTGGGCCAATGCCACCGCCACCGCCACCCCCTTGAACGTGAACGATAATGTAAACGCACGTATTTGGGGGGGTGTAAGTTGATGAGCCTGCTAAAAGACGCGTAAACGTAGGCGGCTGAGAACCGGAACTAGCCGAGGACTCATTTGTAAACATCGTGATTGAGTTTTGGCCCATAAATTATTCCCAAAAAAAGTGAGTCCAATCAATTTGCGGGTGCGTTTGCAAAGAGATTGAACTCACGCCTTTTACGGCACTTAGGTGGACACGTTGTTATACGCAACAATATCCTGAGTTTTTTGAACCACGAGTTCAAGAATCAAATTGCGTGTTGCAGTATTTGCAACGGAGGTGACAAATCCCAACACGTCTCCATTTTGAAGATTGAGCAACGTAGATCCTGCAGCAGCCAGGCCTGAGAATCCTTGCGGCCCACTGGTTCCAGGATTGTTCAAGATCATGGTGGAAATGCTAATAGCGTACGTCGCCATCGCAGCTCCAGTCCATCTCTCATTAGTCAATGTCAGAGCGCCCCCAACGGACGAACCCTGATTATAAATCCTGCCCGATTGAATCGTGCATGGAAATGGAATCATAAACATTCTAACGAATGCGCTCACCCCAATCGCATCCACACTGAGAACGTTTAGAGACTGTCCACCTTGAAACGAATTCCACTGAAAAGTTACTTTCCTTTCAGAGGTATCTAGATCACGTCCCACTATAGGCATATCATTTTCTCCTTTCGATTTTTTCTATCGTACTTGTATTAATATCGTTCGTAGCCTTTGCAAATTCACGTCTGAGATCAGCTGCTCGCGCACGCATCTCGTTCTTAAATGCACGATCACGATTCCGTTTACGTTCTGCTCTACCCGCAACAAAATCTTCGTAATCGTCATAACGCCATCCGTCCAGTTGTTGGACTTTCCAGAAAATAGGCTCAATGCCCTGATCCACTGGCTTGCCTAAGTCAGTCCAATTATCAGTGCAAGGGATGACGAGATCTTCAAAATCAACTGAAAACCAAAGTGCGTATTTGGTTTCTCCATCAAAGTGAAAAAAATCCCATCCCCTACGCTTTCTGAAAATGCCTAACGAACTGTCTAGATACCGCTTCACAATGAGTTCGGAATCGTACCGCTTCAATAATTGAGATACTTGTCTAAGCTTTTGATCCATAAATTATGGGCTAATATAATTCTGAAGACAGCCGCAAGCAGATGGCTTCTCGTTAAATAGATTTGCAAAGAAACGCAAACGTGCTTCGTATGCGTCCGCTGATTGTTGTGTGATTAAGTAACTTCCCGATTCATCTGCCCATTCCAATTCTGCTAAAACGTACTTTTTCATTATAGATTCAGTCAGAAAGAAAATACGAGTCGGACAATGTTGGTCAGCTAAGAATGGAGAACCCCCAAACGAAAGATAAACCTCATCTTTCATTGTAAACGTTCCGTCCCCTTGAACCTTCTCACCGATATAACGCTTGTCTGCGATCAGTAAACGATTGTAATATCTTTCAGTATCAAAATCGGAATATAAAACTGATATCTTAGCGCCACCTTTACGTCTTGCATTGTTGTAGACCTGCTGCATGACGTTTAGGTTCAATGCCTGACCTGCATTGTCGATATTATTTCCCTGGAATGATGGATACGTAGATCTAGACACGCCGTAAATGGTCGAAGTTCCACCATCCAAAGCCGTGAGTAGCCCTGACATTTCGTTTCCGGAAGAACCCGATCTAACAACCAAATTGTTAGCCGCTACAGTGACCACGCTATCTAAAGTCAATGTAACTGTCGCGGTTCCCAATCCAGACATAGCCGTGATTTGAGAAGAGCTAGCGATCACGGTTCCACTCGTATCGATGATGTCAATGGACATCCCAATCTCGAGGAACTTCTCAGGTGCTTCTGCCGATGCAATCCCTGCTTGCGCATCTCTGTTTTGAACCGAGATTTGATTAGACGCTACTGCCGCTGCTGATACGGTAGCTAAACGTCCATTTCCATTCCACGATAACTGGCGATTGATATCGGCTTTCAGGTCGTTCAATCCTTCAGTCATTTCGTATTCCATCACGCCTACGAAACTGCCTTTATCGCCTTGAGACGCCTTAATCATTGGCCCAGTCAAACCGAATCGCAAATACGAAAAAGCGCTCGAGATGGTGGCCTGAACGGTGGTTTGTTGCCCAATTTTTGGTAACACGCCCCCGTCACTGACACTCCCCACCCCTTGATTGCGTCTCACTTTTAATGGTCTAACAACTTGGTAGCCGTTCCACTTCTCTTTTCCTTTTTCAGCACCCTTCCAAATCGCCAAACTATCATTAAATTGTGTAACAATTGGCCCGGCGTAATAGTTCTTCAAGATCGCGAGTGCACTAGAGATACTCGCAAATTGATTTGCCATGAATCCTCCTATGATTCACTTTCAACTTCCTGTTTTAAAACGTGCCTGATTCAATATCTGCAAGTGCAGCTGCTGTGGCCTCTTTCATGGTTTTGAATTGACGTGGCGCTTGGCCTGGAATTCCCCCCCCACGGCCCGTATCAGCACTACTTCTCCCAGCTTGAATTTGGCGCTTCACTTGATCTTTGTATCGAGAATCAGACAGTTGATAAACGCGATCATTCGTAGACTTCCAAAGCGCATCCCATTGCTTGTCTGAAATTGTGATATTTCCATTCAATGGGTCCATTTCTTTCATCTTCGACAAAAGCGCT